TTAATCGAATAAATAATTATATTTTTCTTGTAACGCTTTGATTTTTAATGCGTATTTTTTGTCTACAATGGAATTTTCGCCATCAAAACCTTTGTGCGTTTGAACTTTAATTTTCGATAATTCGCTATTCCACTCTTCTACTAAAGTTTTAAATTCAGCAGCATATTTAGGATAATCTTTATGTTTTTTATTAACCATTTTTCGTCCTTTCATAGAAAAAATGATAACGCTTTGAAAGAATTTTTAACACTTCATGAAAACAATCTGTACCGTCAATATTCCAAAGCTTACCATCGGTTGTAACTGTACAATTTGTTTCATACGGTAACTCAACAGTTTTCTTTTCAAAGTCCTCTATCTCTTTCATTATAGCAATTTTATCATTAAAATCAATTATTTTAATAAGTTTAGGCAATTTTGTTTTATTTAAGTCATTGCCTTTACCCGAAGATTTGCCTTTAGGCTTTTGAACTACAAACTTCTTTTCCCACTCTCTGTAGGTCATATCAGCAGGAACAGCGGTATGAGTGTCGTGGCGATTTTTAAAAATAATATAAAAAAGTCGTCACAAGCGATATATAGCTTGTGACGACGTGGTGGAGTATGTGGGAGTTTTGTTTATTTACAATGAAAACAAATAGAAATGTTACCAATTAGTTACCAACGATATAATATCGACTGTTTATTTTTTAATATCTTTTGAAATTCATAATATAAACAAAAACGCCCTCGGCTGAGTAACCGAGGGCGTTTCTAATGAGATACGTAGTTTTTGGCATCGGACTACGTAACATTATAATATCAATTATATTATACTTTGTCAATGTTTTATTACTTTATACGAATTAATCTTAGCATAGGCTACTCTGCCGGTCTTAACGACCTTAACCTTATCAACACTTGCGCTGATATGCTTTTGGACGATTATTTCAGTTTTTGTCAGATATTCATATTTAATTCCTGTAAGATTTCGATTTTTATACAAATATGTTTTACCTTTTAATCGGTAGTGCTTGCCGACGGTTGTTTTATATGTTACCTTTTTCGGTTTATCAGCAACAACCTTGGTTGATGAAAGATAAGCTGTACTTACCCAACCCTTAGCCGGAGATGAAATGTAAGACCAAGAGCCACTGACTTTTGTAACAGTCACCTTTGTGCCTTTTTTAAGTTGAGTTAATTTTTTTGATGATTTATCGGCTTTTGCTCTGACATTGAGCGACTGTGACTGAGTAGCAACATACTTGGTAGCATTCTTCTTTGCTTTTGATTTTTTCTTTTTATAGTCATTCGAGAACACCCAATAATTAACTGTGTTGCCGTACTTTTTAAAATTTTTCTCACTCACAAAAACGGTATTGCCGCTAAGCTTAGCGCCTGCTGCGCTTCTGCTCGGTGTGTTAAATTTGCCAACGTAAGAATAAGGGTCGTAAACGGAGATAGTACCACTATTATAGCCAACAAGCACGATATAGTGACCTGAGGTTGTGAAAAGACCATAATTACAAGAGGCAACGATAAAATAATCAGATACACCGTCCTTGTTCTTATCCTTTTTCAAATAGTTTAAGGCTTTATCAATATTAGAAGTTGTAGCATATTTTTTAAAATTAAAATAGTCAGCTACAAAAGACCAAGCCGACCACGCAGTACCGTTTGACTTAGTTCTATAACCGTTATCGACAAAAAGCTTTGCCATAGTTGTTGGTAATATCGCACCTTTTGAGGAGCTTACAACCATTGCCGCCGAAGTTGGACCGCAGCCACTTGATTTAATCGTCTGCGTTTTGTTTTTTGAGCTTGTATATGGTGCTTTCGCCCACCTGCTGTCAGCCTGATTATAATATGTAAGACCTTTGCAAGCGCCAAGAAGCGCTTTACCTTTCCCGGTATTAGTACCGTCATAAGAAATATTTTCTTGTTCAATAACGGCATCCTGCTCAATTAAGCTTTCATCAACAACAGTGCTTTCGGATTTAGGTTTTGCGATAATAGGCTCATCAGTGCCGATATCCTTGCCGTTTTCAACTTCGTCCTTAGTTTTCTCTGCTTCTTTCTTAACATCAGCAGAAATAGTAACTTCGGGTTCGGTTGTTTGCTCAACGGTAGTCGTTTCTGTCGGTTTTGTTGTGCTTTCGATATTTGATTTATTACAACCGCAAAAGATTGATGTAATCAAAAGCAACGACATTATCACGGACATTATAGCTTTATTTCTTTTCATTGTTCTTAACCTCTTCCTCAATTTCTAAAAATGATTTAATAGCGTTTTTTACAGATTCAAATACTCTTTTGAAAAGTTTGTCGTAGCCGTACATTGCACCGTAAGCAATAAAGAACGAGCCGACGACAGCGCCGACAATTATGTACCAAACGAGTTTGAACGGCACAATCTGACTTGCCGCAATGACTGTAACAAGGGTTAAAATCAAGGAAACACCAAATACAATCAAATTATAAACGATATTTTCCTTATCCTTAAATACGGATTTGATAATTTCAGTGATAATTTGCACGGCTAAAATAAGCAGTGCAACGATAATAAGCGATATACATAATGTTTTCATTTTTCTTTTACTCCTTTACTTCACAAAATGTTCTTTGCATAATTCTTCAAGGTCGTCTATCCTGTGATTCGCAACCTTAATGTCGTTTTGAATAAGCGGAATTCTCTCGGCGAAATTATTATGCTTATCCACTTTCCTTTCAAGCTGTTCAATTCGATAATTTGTAAGCTTTGAAGCGGTGATAATTCCGCCGAATGTACCGATAAGCGTTCCCACTAAGCTTACAAGCGCTACTGCTATTGTATCTGTCATATCATCACCTCTTTATCTCAAGTTCCCAATTCTTGGAAGCTATAGCACTTTTCTGTTCATCTGTCAATTTGGACTCAACATCTGTGTGTAATGTTAATGTTTGTTGGCTTGTAACTGTTGCCAAGCCATCTATAATGTTTTGAATTGATACATCTGTCAATAGTGGTGAATCACCAAAAGATATATTCAATTTTATGGTGCCTTGAGTGATTTCAATATTTTTTAATGCAGAACAATTTAGGAAAGTACTTGAAAAACCTTGACTTGCAGTGCCGTCTATTGTTTTTATTGTTTCCAAAGAGGTATCGCCGTCAAACATGTGATAAAAGCTTGTGACTTTAGAAGTATCTTGGTCAAACTCAATTAAAGAAGTGCAACCGCTCGCAAAATTATCACAATTTCCACGACAAAGAGGATTAGCTGTTCTTTCAATTCTTTCTAATGAAGTACAGTTATTGAAAACATATACAGTGCCCGAACTATAATAATTAGCACTAAAATTTCTGTCAGGAACATTTATTACTTTTACAGTTTTCATCTTAGAACAACCTTGAAACAGATAAGATATATTTGTTGCAGAAGTAAGGTCCAATGTAGGAAAATTTTCAAGATTTGAACAATTATAGAACATATAATCCATACTTCCTGCCTTTGAAGTATCTAATTCAGGTATATTAATCAATGAAGTTGCACCACTAAACATACGATAAGTATTTGTCACTTTAGGCATATTAAGATTAGATATAGTTGTCAGCTTATCACAATTTTGAAAAAGTCCTTTGGCAGTTGTAGCCTTAGGGAAACTTAAATTAGGCACTTTAGTGATTTGTGTTTGACCGAAAATATAATCAGCAATAGTTACATTTGGAAAATTCAAATCCGTTTCTCCTAAATCGCTTAATGAACTATCCCAAAACATTTCACCCATATTAGTGATAGTTTCATGATTGAACTTCGGCAATTGAGTGATTTTTGTACCATATCCAAACATTCCAAAGCCGTTTGTTATACTGTCAAAACTAAATTTTTGAACCACATCATCTGTCACTCTTGTATTCCTAAATGCATTAGTAAAATCTAAGCCTTTTGAAAAATCACCTGTATTTATTACATTGATTAATTTAGAACAATTATAAAAAATACTACTGAAATTTGTACCATTACTTGTGTTTATATTTACTTCCGTTAAATTAGTACATTCTGAAAAAGCTCCACTCCAATCAATTATTTCAAGGCATTTACTATTCATAAAACGTGGAAAATAGTATAATCTATTGTTACCGGCAAATGCTTTGGGTTTACTTTTTCCAAAACCAATAGTATCTAAAACCCAAAATAGTTTATGATTTTCGTAATAGTCATTTGAAAATAAATAAGTGAAACTTCCGTTACTTGTAATTCTATTTTCTTCACTTACAAATGCGACAGAATTTTCAATAATATACGGATAATATGTCTGCGTTTTTCCGCTTACATCTGTAATTTTTACATATGATATATCCTTATATAAACAACCGCCTGTGTGAGGTGAACGAAAGATATTCAAATTGCCTAATGCACTCAAATTACTCCACGTTATTTCATTTTCAGATTGAGTTTCATCTATAAATAATCTGTTATTTTCGATTTTAGCGATATGCCAATCAGTATCAAACGGTATTCTTATTTGAGCAGTAGATGAAACAGAAAATTGAAGCATTGAATTATAATAGCCCAACAAAAATGTATTCGAATTATTTTTCCAATTTCCACAAACCCAAGACTCACCGCTCGGTCTGTCAGTAAATCTGTATTTAATTTCAATACCTCGGATATCGATTATACTTTGTGGCAGCTCAAAATATGAATTATCAGAATTTGCTGTAAGGTAAGGAAGTTTTATTGTTGCGACGTCGTTCCCGTTGTCGCCAACTTGAATATCTTGCACCTTTTGCACCAATTCATCTAAAGATAGATTATCTGTTGCTCCTGATTTAGATTTAATAGTATCAGCAAGAGTATCAAGCTTTGATTTACTTATAATAATCACTTTATCACTCATTAGCAGTCACCTCATTTGCCTCGGCTGTTGTCGAAGTGCCGTATTTTAAGTTGTCGCCGTTTTCAATATCAAGCGATAAAACACCATTCTCGAATTTCAATCCGTTGCCGAGTGTAACGGCTTTAAAATCGGGACGTCCGCTTGCTTTTTTTGCAGAATATATAAGAACGTCTGATGTACTACTGCTTGGGAGATTAGATATATAATAACCAATATCGTCAGCAGTACCCTGAGCGCCATATATCACTTGCCATAAGGTCGAATCGTACTCAGTAGCACCTATGGCGAATCCTAACTGCCCCGACCATATGTCAATAGAACTATATTTGTAATCGTAGTCATCAGGGATATTCTTACCAATATCACCGATATATACGATATCGCATAAGCATTCCGTTTCTGTTTTGCTGAATTTGAGGTATATTGTGTCGCCTTTATTCACCTTAATTTCAAGAGGAGTAAATCCTGTGCCTGCATGAGGATGACCTAAGCGGAAAATTCCGTTTGTGAAAAAGCTGTATTTGCCGTTAGAACTAATGGTACTTGACAAATCGCCGCTGTCGAGCACCATTGTTTTTTTGGTGATACTTTCAGCAAAATTAGAAATTGTTTTAGTGATTTTCTTTCTTGAATCTAACGGTCTACCGTATGTAAAATTATAATCCGATAAATTACTTAATAAGTCGTTGACTTCAAGCGTTGTGATATGGTTGCAATCAGCATTAAACCAATCTCCGTTGCTAAGGTCGTTAACATAAAAAGTGTTCTCGGAATCGAATACTTGTGCCTCTCCGCCCCGACCGGTAAGAATGAGTATGCCTGCGTATAAGTTCACAAGCAAACTTCCATCCTCTTTTTTGCAATTTATGCCACTGTTAACGAAGTATAAACTGCTTTCCTTAAGGTCACTGACCTTGAAATCTTGGCTTAGAATTGTGATAGGTCGGTTTTGGAGAGCGGTGTAATCTGCGACTTTGAGGATATCCTCAATGCTCTTTTGAGCTGTTTTGCCATTAAAAACGCCCAACAAGGTATCATCCTTGTTAGGCGCTCCAATTGATTTAATTATATCTTTGAATTTTCTTAGTCCCATATAATACCTCCTTAATATGCAGCAGGATAAGTAGCTGAAAAGCGAATATGCGTAGCCTGCTGAATAGAAAGAGAACCAAACGAATAAAAAATAGCCTGTCCATCAGGATTTATCGCCACAGTAAATATTTCCTTATTACTTGCAATACCTATGACTGATAGCTGATTTGCAGGACGCATACCGACAGGCAATGTCAATATTGCATCCCCTGCTTGTGCATCGCCGTTTACGTCCTTATTAATTTGACAAGTAACCGTAACTGTAACTATTCCGTTTTTACGATAAAATTGACAATTGTAAAAATTATAAAATACAGCGCCAAAAGTGACTTGTGATTTATAATCTTGTAGAGGCTCAATTCCTATTGAAGAAAGAGAGCTTACACCTGTACCGCCGTATTCAACAGGCAACGCCTCATTACTTGAACTAAAAATATGCCGCCATATTACATTATGAGGGTTGTTTTTATCAAGCAAATGGTTTGAAAGCGTTGATATCGCTTTTTTCACTTTTCCCCAAAGCGTACTCGTTTTGTCGCCTGATGAAACATTTTCAAATCGGTTTGCTTCTGTGAATTTTGGTACGGCATCACTTGATGAAACATTTTCAACTTTTCCAAGTCCTATTTGTTGAGCAGTAACATTATGAGGATTTTCGTAATTTTCAGTATGTTCCTTAAATTGATTAACCGTAACAGTATCATAATCGCCTACAGCAACGGTTATATTGTCTGTATCGGTTATAGTAACGGTAACATATCCTACGTAAAGAGCAATAACACCCTGTTCCATTTTTTCAAGCCTTGCGGGTGCATTATCATAAGCATAAGCATAAAGAACCTCATTGCCGTCCTTATCTTCAGCATAAAGACCATATTCGCACCAATCAAAGCTTTTAGGAATTTTAGATGTGTCAAGCTCCCATTTAAGATTTAAGATATTTTGCTTTGTATTATCATAAGAGGTAAACGGTACACTTGTAACAACATTGCTTAACTCGGTAGCTTCTAAATAATTAGTTTTCTCAACACCGTCACCAAAAGCAACCTTAGTAAATTTAATGCTGTTACCATTAACCGCTCCGATATGCAGAGCCTTACCGTTATTAGTAAGTTTAAATGCAGTAAACATTTATTTTTCCTTTCTATTCATCGAGAATCAGTATATTTCCGTCATCATCGAGAATTACGTTATTTTCATCATCGGCACAATACACAATTGTGTCATCGTTGTACTCTTCAACGCTTATTTGATTTCGTTCCTCGATTTTTGTAAGAAAACCGATTTTTAAACTTTCTTCGATTTCAGTTTTGCCGTTCAGCGTGTAATTCACATTCATAGGCAACCACGTATCGATAAAATCTTTAATAAGCGGAATATCGACTTTATGAATATTGAGCCATATAGCAAGTTGATAAAATTGCTCTCTGCTGTTGTCAACAGTAAAATTATCTTTGCCGCAGTATTCTTGAAGCTTTGAAATAAATTGCGGCAAGGTCATACTTGCCACTGTATTCCATTGCAACAGCACCTTGTTTCTTCGATTTTCAATACTTTGGCTCGAAGTAGGAATAATTCCCAAAAGCTGCTCATATTTGGACAATACGGTTGCATCGCAATCCGAAATAAATGCTGAATCAAAATTCCAATCAACCGCTTTGTCAATACTCGAAACCTCAATATCGCCCGATTTGCAAAGCTGCTTGAATTCATAATATTCACGCAAAAACGGCGGCAAATATTCTAATAAGGTTTTGGTTTCATTATCTGTTTCCATTATGAAATCACCTCATCATTTATTTTAAGTATTCCGAGAGTGGCAACACTTATTTCATCTAAAGTAACGCTTTGACCGTTATTTAAAGTGCAGGAAACATTTGTAATATAATTACTGCACTCGTTGTATATAGCAGTTAAAAATTGAATTGAGGTAAGTTCCGTATTATCGCTTGTTTCCCACTCACTCTTATAATCAGCTAAGGCGTTATTAATAACCTCTTTAACAGATGCTTTAACATCATCAACCGAATAGCCATGCTTCAATGAAACGGTAATATCAAAATCAACATTAACGAGCTTTGCACTCTGAACATTTACGCAATGTCCTATCGGAACTATGCCATCACCGCCGCCGTCAGTCGGGTCTAAGGTGGTTTTTAACTCATTAATAAGTTCCTCACTCGGTTTATTTAGATTATTGTCAAGGATATACACCTCGACATTTCCACCTGTTGAGAGTTTATTATTTATAATTGCCGTAGTTACATCAGAAAGCCAGCTTTTTACATCAGTAGACACCGTGCTATCAACAGCAATTTCACTTATCCACTGCTTAACTGTATCATTAGGAACATACTCCGTTATGCTCGAACGCATAACCTTGCAAGCGCCTACTTGACTGTTTTCTTTAATCTTATTGATATAGTCCTCACGATTGCCGCCAAAGGCTTTACTTTGCAAGGAACTAAAATACCTTTCACGAAATGTTTCCACATCTTCTTCGTCAACTCCGGGAACGATAACAGCACTTTTATAAGTTTCATTGCCATTGTCATCAAGGATTTTATTACCCTTATCATCATAAAGAACTGCTCCTTGAATTTTTGCACTTTCAAGACCGTTAATTTCATCAACAGGTATAAGCGTTCCGCTTTCGAGATTGCCTATAATCCCCTCTGTAAGACAAACAATATCATAAGCACCTGTAATATCATCACCGCTTATTACTTCAAAGGTAAGCTCATAATCTTCCGAAGTAAATCTATCTCCCACCTCAATCTCAGCAGTTGGTGGGTCTGCCATCATTCGCAAAGTTGACGGTGTCGCTTCAATCGGATATATATTTCTTTCGGCGGCTCTTTTGGTTAAATAATAATAGGATGCTGTGTCGGCAAATGTTTCTGTCAACACCTCGTCAAGAGCTTCGTAATATGTTTCAAGTTCCAACGCAAGCGGAGCAAGGGCGGTATAAATAATAGAACCCTCTCGTTTGTCGATATCATCAGATACATTATTTAGCATTCTTTGCATAATTGTATTAAAAGTTTGATTTTCATACATTTATATTCACCTCCGTTTCAATTTCAATATCTTCATCAGCCGTTACTACTGTAAACTTTGCATAAACATTTTTCTTTTTTACAGAAATATCAAAATCTGTAACGTCCTCAATACGGTCGTCCATTATTAAAGCTTCTTTAATTCTGCTCGGCAAAACAGCACAAACATAGTCTTTATCTTGACCTATTAAATCTTGATACTCAAAACCGTAGTTACTGCTAAAGGCTTCATCATTATATCTTTGCGTATTCAAAATACAAGAAACGACTTGTCTTATAGCGCTTTCGCTATCTTCTTCGTCAATCATTCCGCTAAAACGTTTAGCGGCTGTATTCATTTTGAATGTGCGATTAGGATAAGATGAAATATCGACTTCCTCATCAATCTCGTCATCTGCCGATTCGTCAATAATATCATCGTCATAAATGTAATCATCATTTGAAAATGCCATTTTTTGCCTCCTAATCTAAAACATCCAAAACAAGATATTTACCGCCGCCCTGCTGACGGAGTAAAACTACTCTCGTTTCTGTTTTCTTAATATTGTCTCGTGCTGTTTTTGTCACATATAAAAAGCTCTCATCAACTGTTATTTTCTGACCGAGCGATATTTTTAAAGGGCTGACATTTTTAACCCTGCCAAGCTTAATAATGCAGGGCTTAGAAGCATCCACAGCCTCTATCGCCGCCCTTTTCATTAATTGAACAAGATTAGAGTTACTTGCCATTAAAGCCACCTCCTGAAAGAATAAGGTCCATTGTATGTTTGCCGTTTTCAAATTTATGCGTTACCTTTTCAACAAGCAAATAACTGCTTATCTTACAGTTAGGCAAATTCATAATAACAGGCACCATTGAGCCTGCCCTTACGTTTCTATCACCGATTACATCTTTAACGGTAAGGCTTTTGGTTTTAGCGTTATACATTTTCATATATGCCTGTGCCTTTAATTTTGCAACCTTGATATTATCCACCTTTTCGTAAAGCTGAAGTACACCCCATTGATTGATGCTTTTTGACGACTGATAAACGATAGTGTGATAGGTCGTTTTCTTATCGTCTTTATTTGTTTTTTCATAAACAATTTTCACTCGATTGTATGTATTACTGTCAATTGAGGTTTCAAGTGAATAATCCTGCGCTGTTTCAACATCAACCACGCAACTATTCCTTTTCATATTGCTTATATTTTTTAATGTCAGTTTACCGCAATTATCGAAGAGCACATATATTTGACTTTTTTCAAGCATAGTGTTGTCGAGCGCATCTTGGATAATATCGAAACACTCCGAGCCCTCTTCAATAGCGGACATCTTATATTTTGTATCTGCTATTGAACCGCATTTCAAATTCATTCGCTTAGCCACCGTTTTAATGACCTGCGATGCCGTTTTCTTTTTGTATATAAGGAAGTCCTTATTTTTCAGATAACGCAGTTGGTCATAAGCAACATAACTGTATATGCGGTCTTTTGAGATTTTCTTTGTAAAAACATATCCTACAAACATTGTTTTCGGGTCAGTTCCGTCACTTTTGCAAAGAGAAACAATAATACAGTCGCCCTCTTGAATGTTATATTTGTGGTTATCGTCATAAACAACCTCAAAATCAAATTGCCCCGGTGTGCCTTTTCTTTCCCAAGTAATTTTAGCACCCTCTTTAACAGGAACATACCTATCAATATATGAGCCTTGGGTAGTAGTAAAATGCCGCCAAACGGTTTGAACATATGTACGGTTTTGCTTATTAGTATCAGTAATGGTAACGTTCTTAACTGCCGTTGATACTTTGGTTTTATTTTTCAGTATTTTTTTCAAATACTTAATTTCTTCTGCCGAAGTATCTTTTGTTGTTGAGCTTTGATTATTTTTCGTGCCGCTGCTTGCAGCAGTACCGCCGCCTGTTATGCTTCCATTGCTCGTAGAACTACCATTCTTATTGGACTTTATATTAGGTATCGAATTGCCTAATTTGCTTTGATTTTTTGGGCGAAGAATACCGTTAATAGTATTCTTGTTATACGGAATACCCATACGGATAGACATTTTATCGTGCTTGCCTGTTCCATTTTGGTCGTAATAAGTGAAACGACCGTTTGAATTGCCACCTGCAATAATAAAGATATGACCGTTTCCGCCACCACCTGACGTTTTAACTCCTATATCACCCTTTTGTACCTCATTATTCTTTTTATAAGTCGGTGTAATAAAAACAAAATTGTTTTTTAACCACGTTGACGACTTACGGTTAAGCCACCACTCTTTAGCATTTCCTTTAAAGCCGGCGCTTTTACCTGTGATACATTTTTCGATATACAGCAAAATCAAATCGACACATTGGACGCCGTAAGCCCTGTCATAATCAGTTGCTTTGCCAAGAAATGTAGAAACAAAGGTATCAAAATTCATTGTCTGTCCGAATAGTCCTGTATTCGCCATAATAGATTATCTCCTTTTCTTCTTGGTTGTCTTTTTGAGCTTAAGCGTTTGACCGGGAAGCAATTTCGCTTTTTTTCTGTCCTTATCGGTTTTCAGCTTTTTCAATAGCTTCTTTTTGGAATTTTTTACCGTCTTTTTATTAAGGCTGTAAATCGTTTTCCATTTTGCCGTATCGCCGAAATACTTTTTTGCAATACTTGATAGTGTATCGTTCTTTTTTGTTTTAACAGTTTTAGGCGGCTTTGCCGTTAATCTTTTAGCGCCCCAAGTTTTATACTCTTTGAGTGTCAAATTTATTGATACATCAGTACCAAGCTCCTTAGCATCCTCGGTTACCTCGATATTTTCAACAGTAACCTTATAGCTTTTGCTTTCATAATTACTGTCAGTAACACTATTAGGCGATTTTCTTGTAATTGTAAAAGTGACAACCTTTTTAGCCGTTTGGTAAGCCCTAAGCTGTTCAACATAAGCCTCAGGTGTGCCTGATTTACCCACAGCCGCAAAAGGATAATTGTATCGTGGCAATATAAGGTCACTTATATTAAACTCTCTTAAACTCGGCGATTTGCAGTAAGAAACCTCACCCTCATTAATAAGAGTGACAGTTTCATTATTGCTTTTCATTGTTTGAGTTATTTTGCTTGGTGTAATCGGAAAAACAAATTCATCGATTTGCATTAAATACATTAATGATTACCCCCTGCGTTAGAGTTAAGCCCTTGCTCAATCGTACTTCTCAAATGCTCTGTCACATCGTCAATATCAAGGTCGTTGTTAATATTGTTATGATTAATCATTTCGACATTAACAGAGTTAGTATAGCGATTTATAATCTGTTCCTCCGCCATATCCTTTAAGTATTCAATATTTTCGCTTGTAGTAGCAACCGAATCGCTTATACTTGATGCGCTGTTAGCGGTGGAAGCAGTTGAATTTGATATTTTGTTGAGCATATCGTTCAAATCGTTGTTGTTTGTATCTACAACAAGTTTAGAGGTCATTTTATTTGCAAATGCTACACCTTTGCCGTAAGCATTTTTATAAGTTTTGCGATTGATACCCTTAGGCGCAAAATCAAATTTCTTAGTATAGTATTCGTTTGTGCCTACTTTATCTAAGTATGATTTTGCAGAATCAAGCTTAGCAGTAACATTTTGACCTGTAATATCGTCCCAAATCCTCGTAAATGCCTGCGCAAAGCTTACTAAACCGCCAAGCATTTTTGCCAACAGATTAGTAAAAGCATCCGTTATATTGTTAAAACCACCTGTAAAAATGTTATAAACCCAATTCATAACATCCTCTACAGGCTTAACAAAAAGCGTATATAATATTTGAATGATTCCATTTATAATTCCTATAATGAAATTGTAAATACCTGCACCGACGACAAAGACCGAACCTGCTAAATTCTGCAAGCCTGTTGTAGTTTCAGTTTTAAAGCCGTTAAAGCTTGCCACAAGAGCTGTAATCACCGCAATTATCGCCAATAAAGCCCCTACCACAATAAGGGCAGGACAGGCAAGCATAGCCGTATTTAGACTAAACTGTGCCCCGGCAGCTGCTTCCGTTGCCGCCGCATTAGTAGTTTTTGCTGCTGTATCAACAGTTGTTGCGCCTGCACATTTAATCATTTTCTTTATATTTTCCTGAGCTTCTTTATTATGCCATGCTTGAACAGATGCTTGGATAGTTGTTACCGCCGAATGAATTGCAGTCAAACCATTTATTGCGGCAATTGCACCTTTATATAATCCGAATATGGTTAGTCCTGCCGCAAATAAAGGAATGATTGTTCCCATACTTCCGCTGATTTTTTCTGTGAAACTATCGAAAGATTGAAAAGCGGGACCGACCATGGTAACAATATTACCTGCTAAAGTTCCCAAATTACCAAGTGTCGTTTCTGTAGTTTTACCAAAATCGGCAACAATAGTTTTAAGGTCCTTACCAAATACGCTTTCAACAGCCGTATTTACTTCGGTTATAAAATTTTGAAGTCCTCTTGTAATCGCCGCTTTCGCATTGTCAAATGTAGCACTCCAAGTTGTTGCTGCACCTTTTGCCGAGCCTGCTATCTTTAATACGCCGTTAGTACCCTCTTCAAATGCCGTAGAAACGGTCGTAATAAAGTTTTGCGAACTGATAGTACCTTTACTCAAATCATTTTGAACATCACTCGCACTTCGACCTGTAGCCTGAGCATAAATACCGACAGCGTTAATACCTACATCAGTCAAACGATTTAGCTGTTCCATTTCAACTGTGCCTTTCGACATCATCTTACCAAGCGCATCTGTCACAGTACCTAAAGCCTCGTTAGTTCCGGGTCCATAAAATGAAACAGCATCAAGCCACTTAGTAACCTCACTTGTAGCATTGCCGATATTCATACCCCTTGTAACGAAGTTTTGAACAGCACTCGCAGCAGTATCAAGACCGTATGCAGTTCCTGTTACAGAATCTTTTATTCCGTTTAATGATGCTTTTGCCATTTGAGCACTACCTGTAATAGCAGTCATTGTCCTGTTATAATTAGTCATAGTGTCCATACGCTTAAATGCGCTGTCTAATTGACCTGTTACAACATTGCTCATTTTTTGAACAACACTTAGTCCACCTATAACGGAGAGAAGTTTTGACACCGATAATTTAGCAGTATTAAAACCATTACTCATTTTAGCTGTTGAACGCTGAACCGAATTTCCTGCTGTAGTAACGGTAGAATTAATCTTATTAATTTCATTATTGCACATATTTATCGCTTGTTGTGCTTTATTAACAGCTGTAGTATCAAAGCCCTTAACTGTAGCCGTATTGACTGAATGCAAGGCATCGACTGTATATTGCAAAGCAGAAGTGATATTACGCAACGGTGCTGTCATTCTGTCGGCAATAGTTAGTGTAGTTGTTATAGTTGCCATTTTATCAGTCCTTTCATTTTAAATCTTTTCGAGCCTTGTCCTCAGCCTCTACTCTTAAATCAATAGAAGCTATAATAAAGGCTCTTTCTTTTTGCGATAAATTCGCAAAAGTTGAGGGCAATATTCGTAATTTTTGGAGGGCGTAGTGCGCATAAGCCGCATCTCCGTCCTCTTGAATTAGTTTTTTGCCTTTTCGACATCATCGTTAATGTCAGTAAAGCCGTTAAGTTCTGTCACAAAAACAAGGAACTGTGAATATTCGCCGGGGTTATCAATCATCTCAACAATAAGAGCCTCAGGTGTCTTTACGCCGTAGCTGTCCTGTAACTCAGCATCATTAAGATTCGGCTCAACAACCGATTTTGCAATAAGAGAAGCATTATACTTAGCAACATCAAGCTGTTGTTTAAACTGATTAGGTTTGCCAAGAATAGGTACATCCTTTGTGTACTTATCTCTCATAGCCTCAGCTTCTTTAGTGGTAAGCGGTTTAATAGTCCATTCAATCGGATTGCCGTTTTCATCGGTAAATGACTTCGTAGGGACATACTTAACATTTTCCCTTACTGCTTTATTTTCTTTAAGAAATCTACTGAATTTTGACATAGTTATTTATCCTTTCGTTTTTAAAAAAAGTAAGGGACTGAATAATCAGCCCCCTATAATTATTTTGCTTACATTCCAGCAAGCTTGTTGAATTTGTTAGGAATTTCAAAATCCTCAAAAGTAAAGTCCATATCCTCGTCAAGGTATTCACCGTCGGCATCAAATTTTGCAAGGATGCCGCCGTCAATATTACAATTGATAAGGTTTACGGTCTGTAAGCCTACGCTTGAAGTCGGGTCCTCGTTGGTAACCTCAATATCGAAATAAACATCTTCGCCTGTTCTCTTATATCTTTCGAGAAGTTCACGGAAAATTGAAGTGTTATAATGGAATGTTGCAGAGCCTGAGCCTTTCCAACCTGTAGACTTATTACCCTTACCTGTTTTACCCAATATAGGTACTTCGGTTTTGGTCTTTTCAACCTTAGCCTCAAGCTTAATCGCCTGCATAAAATTGTATCTGTTTCCGTCGACAGTAACATAACACTCTGCAAGTTTCGCAGATACGGTATCTTTTGCATTCATAATACTTTTAGTCATTGTATCTTATACCTCCCTTTTTACTGTATTGTAACAGTCATATAGAGCTGTTCCATAGCGTTTACAGGTGTAACCGCTTCTGTCACTACAACAGATTTCTTTGTGTCACCCTGCTCAACGATAACTGTATCGCTGTTAAAGTCCTCAATCGCCCTGATTTGCTCTAATTCCTTGTGATGCTTAACAATATCTTTCCAAAGCGAATTTCTGCCGCCTCGGTCATTAGGAATAATACCAAGATATCTTGTGTTGAACATAACAGCAATATCATTTGCAATTTGGTCGAGAACTCGAATCGTCTGATTAGATTTAAAGTCATCGCCCTTTGCAACTGTAACAGTAACAAGAGAGTTGATATCGGATAATACACAAATATTATCATCGCTCTGCTGAAGCGTAAACTCGCCGTCTTTGATAGCCTGTTCAAGCTGTACCTGCGTATAATCAACATTAACGGTATATTCGCCGTCATATTTAGTATTAGTGCAAGATTTATTGACTGCAACACCTGCAATAAGGCCTGTTACCCAATAAACAAGGTCTGCCTTTGTAGCACCGTCTGTAACATCATTTTTAAGGTTGACAACACCCTCATAATCAGCTTTCTTGTTATAAACAACAAGCTGAAATTTCTTGCCCACCTCATCACGAAGTCGTTTACAAAAGCTTACGTAAAGCTCTTTTGTGCTGTCGTCCTCAGTTGCAACACCCATTACGTTAAATGAATACCTCTCAATCTTATCAAGGTATTTTTGGTGTGCTTCGCCGTCTGCTGTACCGTTAGTACCGCCTGCAAGAGCAGTTTTTGCTGTCACGATAAGATTAGCCGATGAAATGAATGTAACAAAGTCATTATCAACAAGTTCGCTTGCCTTAGCTACAGTTTGAATATCAACAGTCTTATTATCAAAAACTGTTTTAACATCAAATTTGCTTTGCTCGTCAACATTCTTCTCAATCACAATAGCAATATCGTTTCCTCTTGTGCCTGTGTATTTTGCTTTTGCAAAGGTACATTCAGCTTGCTTGCCGCCACCATTTAAGCGGAAGCAATGAAGTGTTGTAGCGTTTTTAAAGATTTCACGCACAGGCTTAAGCTCGTCGGCATCAAAAGAATAGCCGAAAATTGTATTACTATTCTTTTTAAAATCCGAAGCCGTCACCGTAAACACCTTATCATCCGCACCCCAATTAAGAGGCAATGCAATTGTTGCAATTCCTCTGTCTGATAAAGCAGATGATGCATTAGCTGCTGATACAAAGTTTATATATGCACCCGGCAAAGTCTTGTTTTGTGCTGTAAAAGCACCGCCGCCAAAAGCCATATTATTTCACCTTTCCTTTCAAATACTTTTTGATTAATTCGTGAGTTTCTTTAACGGTATATATTTCGCCGTCAATAAGAAGAGCAGTCAACAAATCTCGATTACTTGAAAAAGCATCCGAGTTAATCAACTGCTCTTTTGTGTATTTTGTTTCTGTTTTTTTCATTTAATCACCTTTGATTTAATTTCAACTCATTCATTTTGTCTATATTATCACCGACTACCTTTTTAAAGAAGTTATAGCTTACCTGAAAATTGAGCATATTGTCGCTAAGTGGCTCGCATTGCATATCCTTGCCGAAAAACTTATCCTCTCCGTCATCAATACAATCCAAACAGGTATAAAGCCTGTTGGATATCTCGCTACGCTTTTCGGCGCTCACATCATCAATCGGTATAAACTGAATTGATATACGATTTTCAGAACGCAAACGATTATTTATAAATCTGTTTTGAGCGTTACGAACATAACTAATGAAAAAGCAGGATTTATTTAAACCCTGCTTAATTTCATCAATATAGTATTCGTAATCATCGCCGAACTCGTTATATAAAGCATTACATACGCCATTAATTAATAAATCAGCCATTAGTAAACAAATCTCCAAACTCTTTTTTCATTCTTCTTTCAAGGTAGGTCGGTATAACATTTCTTACCTCGTCCTCTGCTGTACTCAACATTTTAAAGCCGTCAACAAACTTGTCGCTGTTCTTTATTCTGTGTCCGAACTCAACATAATCGGCATACGAAGTATTATTAGTAACACTTGTCTTAAATGTATCGCCGATTTTTGACATTTCAAGGTTATCGGTTATAGCAAACCCTCTTCTCAAAGTACCTGTATCAACAGGGCTTCGTTCAGCTGCTTTTTTGAATATTTCCGATACGATTCTTATTGAACAATCTTTACAAAAATCATCAATACGATTTTGCTCGTTTTCAAGATTTCTCATAAGTTCTTCAAAGCCTTTTGTATCACAACTCATTATGCCCACTCCTTAAATAATTCAAGTTCAATTTCTTGGTGCGAATCGTAAATAAACGGTTGTCCTGCATTTTTGTATTCAGCAGTAACACCGTTTTGAGTAACAGCAATCTTTGAGCCGGGAGAAATAGAATAATCAGGCGGCAAAAACAGCTTAATTATCTGCGCAACAGAATTAACCGAATCACTTTGAGCCGTAGGATTTGCCGTTTTAAAAGACAATCGACAAGGCACATCTTTATATACAATTTCATCATTAAATGAAGTTGTATGATTAGCATTAACAGTCTTTTTATGCTCAATCACCGTGCATTTGCCAATATATGTACTTTCAATAGCTTTTCTTACCATTTGATTTTGCGAAAGCATATCAATTCACCCTCACCTGTATTAAGTAAAGAAGAAACAATCGCATCAAAGCGCTGTTCATCAGTCATAGAACCCTCACCTATGGCAAAGGTAACGTTTGTATCTCCTGTTTGAACGGATTTTACCGCTGTTTCCAAATCAATAGGCAAATCGTCCGACTGTCCTGTTGACTTTTGGTTATACAAAACCTTACCTGCCACTCTTTCAATGACAATATGATTGAGTTCTTTAGGTATTGCTGAGATATTGCAGAAATTTTTAATGTGGCTTACTACCTCATTAATTGAAAAAGCAATAAGCCACACATTATTATCGCTTGCAGTAAGCTTATATCCCAACGTTTCAAGCCTTTTTAAGATAAGCAATATAAACTCATCATCAAAGGCAGAATCGTTAAGAACAGCTAATATAGCTGCAATAAATGAACGAATTGAATCAGATACATCGGTTGTCAATATGTTGCCGTCATCATCAGTTAAAAAATCGAATAGTGGCATATTAACAACCCCCTCTTATCCCTTTGAGATAATTCTTGTAATAGCGATTGCCTTATCAGCGATAGCCTCAGTACCATCATTAATGATACACCAATTTGCACCGTTAGAAAGGTCATCGTTGGATGCCGAAGCAGTAAGAGATGCAGGCTTTTCAAACGAAATACCGTCAACACCGCAAATATAACGGTCACGGGTATAAAGTGTATCCTGACCGCCGTTTGTCTTAGGGTCACGGCTCATTTCATAAGGAACTGAATCGCCGATATCATCACAAATAATTGAGCCTAAACCAAGAACATAAGAGGTATGCTTAGTATAAGCATCAGCAGCCTCAATACCTTTGCTTTCATCAGCCTTAACGGCAGGAATATCCTCGGTAGGCATACCGTCATCAACGAGTACAGCTCTGCCGTTCCAACTGCCAAGGGCAAGTTCTCTTGTAAGACCGTCCTTATCTGTATAAGTAAAATATTTAAGAAGTTGCAAGTTTTCAAGATTTGTAGCAATGGTACTGTCCATAATTACAAGCTTGAAAATATCCTTATTGTCGCCACAAGCTTTCTGCATAGCCGAATTAAGAGTTTTAGCACCTACATAGGCATCCTCACCCTCATTAGCAGTAATATCATATGTATGTTTGTCGATAAAGGTTTTAGCAGCCTTTGCTGCAACTGTTGAGCCTGATGTACTCATACTGTAAATACCTTTCAAGATTGCAAGAATGATATCCTGCTTAACATCAAGCTTATAATCAGCAATCTGCTCAGCAACATTATTCATAAAGTCAACACCGGCTGTAATGTTCTTACTGAAGCTTCTTTCTGTCCAACCGTCCATTCTTGAAGCAACGATGAAGCCCTGCTCAAATGTAGTGGTATTGCTTGATACGATATCATTAGCACCTGTGTTGTTCTGTGAGGTTTTGCCTGAAATAGTACCGTAATATGGCACTCTGCAATAAAGCGAGCCTGTCTGACTTGACAAAGCCTCTCTTGCCTGTTCGTTTGAGCCGATAGCACCTGACTTAGCAAGCTCCTTTTTCTTTGGGTTTGGCACTCGTTCTACATACTTACCAAATGCCTGTGGATTAAATGATTTTGAATCAAATTTTGCCATTTTTAATAATTCCTTTCACAATTATATTTTTGCATCAGGATGTTCTTCAAGGTAAGCACACATTTCCGTATATGTCATTTTGGAGGTGTCTACCTTATGCTCACCGTCATCGTCGCCTGATTCGCCGATTTGAGCACCTTTGATTTGTGTTTTTGAATCTGCAAACAAGAATTTTGTGTCATCGCTCTTAATAAGCTTTGAGATTTGTTCTTTAAGACCTTTGACCGTGCCGTCATCCGATAACTCTGCATCATCAAGATTAAGAAACGGCATAACAGCCTTAGCGTTCTTTGCTTTAGCCGAAACAAGAGCTGCCTCTACCGCCGAGTTGATTTTCAACTGCTTAATCTCGGTTTTATGAGCCTCTGCCGCATTCTTGTTTTCATCTTCAAGCTGTGCAATCTTTGTTTTAAGCCCCTCAACATCATCTGTTGAATTTTTAAGGTCTTTAAGTTGATTATCTCGGTCACCAAGCTGTGAAGTCAGATTTTCAACTTCTTTTTTTGCTGTGTCGAGGTCTGCTTGAATTTTGGTAACTTCACCTTTTGCCTTGCCGATGTCTTGACTGTTTTCGTCAAGTATCTTGTCAACCTGCTCTTTGGTAAGTCCCATTTCTTCCAAAAACTGTCTTTTCATAATCAATCTTCCTTTCAGTTTGTTCTCGGTGTTTCTTTCACCATCAGAATTTTGAATTTTCGGCTTTTCTCGACTTCCGACAGGTCAATATAAAAAGAAGCCGACACAATTAAGTGTCAGCTTCCGATTACTGATTTTGGGCATAAAAATAGCACCTTACAAAAATGTAAAGTGCTTAATCGAATAAATAATTATATTTTTCTTGTAACGCTTTGATTTTTAATGCATATTTTTTATGTATTTTTGAATATTCCCCGTCAAATCGTTTAACATTTGATGGTTTAACATTTTGAATTTCGTTTTTTTCTTTAGCAACAAGAATGTCAAATGCTTCTTTATATTTTAAATAATCCTCATGGTTTTTATTTATCATTCTTTTCCCTCTTATATTTAAAATTATATTTTTTTGACAAAATTTTCAACACTTCATGAAAACCATCTTCGTCAATGTCAATTAGATTTTCAAAGCTTTTCTCATAAATTGTTGATTGATATATTTTTGTAAATTCGGATACTATGTCACTATATTTAGCACTTAATGTATCTGCTGTTCTTTTCATAACATACGAATACTTGTAATCGGAGGCTTTTGAAAATGTTTCGCCAAGCTCCAAAAAAAAGCCAACATCTTCACCGCTGAACGAAAAATGTGTATTCTCTTTAGTATGATTATGATAAGCATAAGAGCCATTGAGATTAGAACCATTATTCTGTGTTTGAATAAGCTCCGCATCCACAAAACCATCTGAACCGTCAATATTCCAAACCTTACCGTCGGCTGTAACTGTACAGTTTGTTTCATACGGTAACTCAACAGCTTTCTTTTCAAAGTCCTCTATCTCTTTCATTATAGCAATTTTATCATTAAAATCAATTATTTTAATAAGTTTAGGCAATTTTGTTTTATTTAAGTCATTGCCTTTACCCGAAGATTTGCCTTTAGACTTTTGAACTACAAACTGCTTTTCCCACTCTCTGTAGTTCATATCAGCAGGAACATAGTAAGTTTTGTCGTCCTCGTTCCTTGCGGCTCTCATTGAGCCGTTATTGAAAAGGTCGGAGTATTCGTCATCAAAGTACGGCACGGTTACGCTCCTGCACCTCGGATGAAGCGGCGGAGCTGTTGCACCCGGCATATACTCACTCATAGGAAAATGCTTTCCGTCCATTGAGCGACACATCTGCGTAGTTCTCTTATCAAGTGTTGCAAGAAATTCATATTCCTTAATACCCATACTTTTAAACGAATCATAAGTCGCTAAAGAATGAAAATATGATTGTTCTGTCATCACAAGATTAGCTGCCTGACTTTTTGATACATTAAACTTATCGGATATTGCCTTAATGGCTGAATCGGGCTTATTGCCGAGTAGGACAGTCCTTGTAAGCTGATTATGTAACTCATTGACAAGCTGAGCCTTTGACTGCCATATTCTGTCTGAAAAGTTTTTACCGTCAGCTGCCCAAGGCTTAGTTATAATCTTTTCAAGTGCCTTTTCATCAATAGTGGCTATCTCTCTGCCCATATTAAAGCCTTTTTGCATTTCAAATATCGAATGATAATACGAATTTGAATAAACTTTTCTTGCCATACTGTCTACGGCATCAAGTTCATTGCCAAATGCCTTTTCAACAGCTTGCTGTGTTCGTATTTTTAAGGCTTCAAGCTTGTTGATATGATACTTAGACGAAGCATTTTCAAGCTGTTTAACCCATTGATGATTTATAGCGTTTTCTTTGCCGTATTTAATGTATTCGTTTACATCCCACTTGAACTCTGCCAATTCATCAGCCGTTAAAAGCTTCTTAGCCTCTTGCAATGTTACATTGTTATTAACGGCAATTCTACCGTACCAAGCATCAATATCCTTTTGTATTTCCATTTGTGCCTGTGTGAATGCAGGCTCAATTTGAGCGTATGTACTTAACGAATACAAATGCGCCGACTTTTCAAGTTGCTCATATCTTTCTTGCCAATACTCTCGGTTTTTTTTCGGCATTATTCATCACCGTCGCTATTATCATTTGTGTTGTCATCTTGATTGTTATTAAAGGCATTGCTATACTGCTCAATGTTCTTTTGCTTTTCCTCTTCAATGCGTTCAAGCTCTTTTTGAGGGTCATCCACCCACGGATGCTTAGCAATAATTGTTTCGTCCGAAATAACGCCCTGTGACTTCTGACAATTCTCAATAATAATACTTTCGTTAATCATCACATTTCTGTTGAAAATAAAATCGACGGTTTCATTGCTGAAATCGCCTACATTAGTATTATATAAATGTGCATTTATAAACCAAAGCATTTCCTCTAAAGCAGCTTGTAGCTGAATTTCAGTACCGTTAGCATCAAGGTCAATATCCGAATACATTGACTGAATGTTAAGTTCGTTAGCATTACCGCCGAGCCTATCATCCTTAGCATCATAGCCCATAGCATTCTCAATCAAGGCTTTTTTGAGTATATCCAAGATTGCTTTATAGTTTTCGGCTTTCACTTCAATTTGAAGTGTACGAACATCACCGCCGCCACCATCAGCAGTATTAATCTTAACAGCGCCGTAGGTTGCAAGGTTGCGCCTAAATTCGCCGAGGTCTGTTCCGTCATAATTAACAAGAACAAGAATAGTATTTCGAACATCTTCTTCCATTGCATTTTGAAAATTAGATTCGATAGTATTAATCGCATCCTGCAATGATTTTGTTCTTCTTATCAGTGGTGTTTCCTCAGCGTTGAATTTAAACGGAATAAAAGGTATTTTCAGCCAATTATATTCGGTTGTTACGCCGTCACAGTCAGTCATAGCGAAATAATTTGAATGGAAAGGCGCAACAGGTATAAGACTGCCGCCGTCCGTTAATTCAAAATACGTAATGCCACCCTCATCGCACACCTCGACCCTTTCAATAACCTTATCCTCGCTTGAATTTTTCTCATAAACCACTACAGGATAAATATGTATCATATAGTCAAGCTCGGTATGCTCTGCATCTTTCCAACCGGGTATAAGTTCATACGGCTTAATTCGCTTAAAATAAAGCTCGCCAAATTGATTATGGCAAGGAAAAAGCCACCCAATACCGCAGTTAATTAAATCCTTACCGCAGTTTATAAGCGTTCTGCAAAACTTTGCGTTAAAATATTGCTGTTGCAGAAGCTTGATATATTCTTCATTATCGCCTTGAACAGTAATAGGATTGCCTAAGAGAAAATTATTCTTTTGGTCTACCATTTTTTGATACTGATTATCAACTATTCGATTATTAGGCAGATTATCCACACTTTCAAGCTTACCGCCCTCACCTATCGCCGTTCTTTTCCTACGCAAAATATCTTGCTTGCCTTTGTAGTAATTTTCGCCACAATACATTTCGTGGCGCTTAATTGATATTTTAAATCTGCGTATTTCTCTTTCAATAAACTGCTCATCAGTTAACTGTTCTGTTGCGTTCTCTCTAATCAGTCTATCGTAAGCATCTTCATTTGCTATGAAATTAAATAACATATATTTTATCACCCCAAACAAAAAGAGCAGAGGTTAGCGCCTTTGCTCTTAATCAAAACTAAAATTACTTTTTGCATTGCATTTTTCTGCAACGCCTGTTATAGCATCCTGTGCATCATCGTGAGCGTTTTTACCCTCTCGTTGATACCTTACCATTGAATCGTAAAAATCAGGAAATCTGTCTTTCCAATTAGCCGGAAAGTAAATATGTTCCATTACCCAAGTGCTGTTAGATAATATTCTCGCATTTTTATTTTGCGACTGATGAAAAGGTCGGATATTACAATAATTACTATGGTATTTTTCCTCAATTATCCTTTTTACACTTCGAGCAAATCCCCTGCCACCGTTATTACTTTCAATATCGGCATTTCTGACCTTATTATCAATGAGTATTTTTGCCGTCGCCGGTTCGGTTATTTCCATACCGTCCTTAGTATATAAAATATCAAGGATATATGCTTCTTTGTTGTAGACACCGTAACATATACTGCATAGGTAGTCACTACCCTCATCAGCTGTATCGGTATAGTTTCGTATATCCGTAAACAATGGCTTGCCTGTGCAGTCAAGTGGCAGTTTGTCGTAAGTTTTAAAGTTACTGTATAATCTGCCTTTAATATCGATAGGCTCTTGCTGATAGTTAGCTGATGCAATGTCAGCACCCATTGCTTTTATCTTATTTTCATATGATTTAAGCGACAGCACCTCAGGACAAAGCATTGTGCCGTCATCTTGTTTTGCCTTATATGATATATGTCTTACTTTAACACCAATATTTTGATAATGTTCTAAGGCTCTGCCTGCAAGGTCAAGGCTGTGCCACCTTGTCATTACAATAATGATTTTGCCGTGTTCTTCAAGTCTTGAAAGCATTGTATTAGTAAACCATTGCCAATGTTTTTCAAGCACATCTGCGTTATATGCTTCCATAGATGATTTAATTAAGTCATCTATAATCATAATTGATGCGCCGAAGCCTGTCGCTGTACCTGTCGGCGAAGTCGCAAGATAGTTGTTATATCCGTTTTCAAGCGACCACATATTCATAGCACCGTCGCCTTTTTTGATTTTCACATTAGGAAATATATCGGAATAAACGATTTTCGTGTCATCGCCTTTTTCCTTGGCTATCGTATCTCTTACGGTTTTAGAAAAGTTTGTTGAAAGCGTTTCGTTATATGAGCCTGTCATTATTTTTTCGCTTTGATTTTGACCGAGCACCCACTCGACAAAACAACCTATCGTTCTTGACTTGCCGTGACGAGGCGGCATGTTAACTATAAACACCTCATCATCGGAATTATAAAAATCTTGAAGTTGATTGCAGAAGTCAACAAGAAATAAGCGATTAGGCTTATAAAAGTCACTTGCTTTTTGATTGCAATATGCAAAGAATGATTTTCTTGCATTTCGTATTTTAAGCTCATTTTTGAGCTTTAAAAGTTCTTCAAGTGAATTTAACTTTTCTGCATTATTCATTTGTAATGCCAAGTTCTTTCTCAATGCTTGCAATCTTTTTTTCAAGTTCTTCATCCGTCATTTCTGCAACGGTATTAACTTTTCCGTTTAAAGTAACATCCTTTCTATCACTCCATACATCAGGCTTACGGTTTTTAAGCCAAAAGATTTGGGCGGTTGTATCAGGTGGTACATATCGTTCGGTTTTCTTTACCGGCATAAGTTCATACTCGCCTGTATCAGCATTTTTCACTCGCTCATATATAATATCAACTACCTTAAAACCTAATGCCTTTTTAAACAAAGCATTTTCAACTTGAATGTCGGCGACCTCCTTATTAACTTTTAAGGAGTAGGAAATGTCGGGGAATTTCTTTTTCCATTGTATCAAAGTATCTCTACATATTCCCATATTATGAGCGATTTGTTCATCGGTCAAACCGTTTCTTGCCCATCCACCGATTTGGAGCAAGCCCTCATCGGTCAGCCAATATTCATATTTACCTTTTGCCATAAAGCTTACTCCTTTCGCTTATTCTATAGTCAAAGCCAAGCCGTCCGCAATAATCACAACTTGTTTTACATTTTGTCTTAATGCTTTTCAGCTTATAACCTGCACTTTCATAATTTTGCTTACACTTATAGCAAAGCGTTCTTACATTTTCATCCTTTCCCATTTAATCACTCGCATAAAAATAAGCAGTGAGTATATTTCAACTCACTGCTTCAAGGGGATTTATATAATTTTATAAGTATATAATATCACAAAGCTATCGTTCAATTCTATTCTTTTTGTTCGGATTTTGCTATTTTTCAAAATATTTTTTCAGTCTTTCGTAAATAGTAGATTTTGAATAATTAAGAATTTTAGCAGTTTCGTCATAGCTTTTGCCAAAACAACAATGTTGAATAACAATAGCCTTTACCACCTCGTTATCAATACTGTTTATGTAATCGTTCAGAGCTTTCAGCTTTTCACACAGCCGTTTATACTCGTCTTTGATAAACTGATTGATTTCGAGCATTTCAAACGCTGTATCGGCTGTGCTGTCGGCTATATTAAAGCTTTGAACATTGCTCTTAGTTGTATCAACGCCTTTAATGAATGAGGGTATATACTCATTGCGAAACGATTGTATTTGGTTTGCTATAACCGAATATTCTTCAAGTTCTTTAAGTGTCATCGCTTACCACCTCATCCATTTTTGCACCACAGAAGCAACAATAATTACTTCTGTTTTTTTCGTGAGGATTCACACTAAAAACTTCGTCACAATTTGAACAACTACAGGTTTCGCCATATTCATCATATATCCAATGAGCGTGTCGTTCTGTGTCGTCATTGTTTTTAATGAAAAACTCTTTTAAAAAATCACTAATAACATCAAGACTACTTGAAGAAAATCCTATATGAATTTTGCCGTCAGTTTCATCAAAGTAATGAATTGAATAATAATTTTCACCGCCTACATTTTTAGCTGTTAGCTTTTTGAACTCATGCATTGTTATCACTCCAATCTAAAGCCTGTCCGCAATAGTGGCAATAATTAGGCTTATACTCACGCTTGTTCCAAACATTTACTATACGGTTTTTACATTCAGGACAGACAAGATTAAAATCAAAAAAATCGCATTCTTGCTTTAACGGCTTTTTCGGTATCTGCTTTTCAAGGGCTTCTATGGCAATTTGTTTAGCATACTTCATCTGCTCACTATCCCCAAGCATTTCCATTTTGAGCGTTCTAATCGTTTCTTGTGTTGTCATTCTTCTACCTCACTTTTAAGCCAATTTGCGAATCCTAATCTACGATATGTACAATAACAATCAGTCATAATAAACACCCTACCTCTTTAAACGCTTTGTATATTTTCGGTATTTGTATAGCAAGCCAATCAACCATTTCTTCATTCATTGCCCATTGCTCAACATCATTTGAATTAACCCACAAACCACTTTCGTAAAAAAATGCGTGTATTATTTCGTGCCTTGTGACTTTATGCTGATAAGATGTAAGGTCCTTTATATTTCCATCGCAATCTTTAATTGTGCCTACATCTAATATTACAAGCTTCTTGATTGATGTATCTGTGTAACCGTCTACTTGCCTTAATCTCGGATAATCTTCTTCATTTCCGATTATAATTTCGTAATCAGTTCCTAATATATTTACTTTCATTCTTTCACCTCCTCAAATTGTAACTGTTCAGGGTTTAAATTTGCAGTACACATTATATTCAAAGATTTTTCCGAGTTTTCCTTATAGAATTTTTGAATATAATATTTTTCTCGTTCCAAAATGTTTTCAGTTTTTGGAACAATTTCTATAACCTCAAACTTGTAATCTGTAATATTCTCGATAGGGAATCTTTCCGTTTTCAAGTGCTGACCCCAACGAAAAACAGGTGCATACATTGTTTGCCCGATATAAAATTCGCCTGTTGACTTCTTCGAGATTTTATAGATATAGCCGGATATATCCTCTGTAAACATATCTCTTTGAATATAAAATTCTTGTTCATCATCGGGGCGTAATTTTGCGTGTTCTCGCTCCTCATATACTTGTTTACATTTGTGACAGCAAAAACGCTTTTTTGCATATTCTTCTATACCATAAAATCTATTTCTTACTTCATAGTCAGAGAAATATATTGCACTACCGTAGTAAGTTTCTACGGTTGCACCGCAACAATCACAAGTGAAAGTAACCTTGTTAAAATACCGCTCTGTATTGTAACAATGCTCGCCGATGATAATGCAGTACAAATCTCCTGCTTTTAATTTTTTTGAGTAACGAAAAGCAATCGCTTGTCCATACTGTTCTTTAATTATTTCTTTGAATTGCTCCCGGCTGTCACAAATTAGGCAGTCCATAAGAATTTCAGTATTTTCCGCTTTACTTGTTGAAGAAAACAAACCAAAGCCTAAATCTTTTTCACGATTTTTTGTAGCTGTTTCTTCATCAGCAACCTCATAAATTCTGTAAATCACTTCAAGCATCGTTAGTTACCTCAACAAGTATGTATTTTCCGTCTTTTGTTTTGTAAGGCTTTGCCTTAAAATCTCTCGATATGCAATCAACAACACCAAAAAAAGGACACTTAACCTCATCTTTACGGCAAAAGGTGTGTATTTCTTTCCATTTGCTACAAATATCGCCATAAGTAATTGCCCTAAACTTATGCTTATGCTTTTTCTTTATTCTTTTCTTGTTTTGCTCCGCATACCTTAATTTAATAAATTCTTCAACTTTATCAAAATTTCCTTGTATTAACTGATTTTCTAACCATTCACAACTATAACTTGGAATACCCATTCCATTAAACGAAAATTGCAAATTTTCCGCAATCAATTTTACAAAATATCTTGCTAATACTTTATCCATTTTTCATTCACTTCCCTATCGTTAGTAATTTGTTTATAACAGCAGTAGAAATATAGCAATCATTTTCTCTTAATATTTCAAGTAACTCCTGTTTGCATTTATTCACACCGTCCTCAAAGCCCTTATCATACTGCTGTCTATCGTATTTTAATGCTTTGATTAACTCGTCTTTATCAACATAAATTCCATACTTATGAACAACTTTAAGTGTTTCATATTGTAATTGACTTTCAATCGACGATATTTGTTCTTGAACAATCTGTATCGGACTTTTATAAAGCATATCTACTCTGTGTGTTTCAGACTCAAATTCAGTCATTTCCGTTCAACTCCTATTTTCATTTGTTCATAATCACTTTTAACTACTGTTCTCGGCTTATACTCTGCAAAATTTCCGTTTTCATCTTGCCTAAATATATCTGCGTTCAAAAATTCAAAATGTTTGCATTTGTTAGGTCTTTTTGCTTTAACAGCTTTGTAAAACCTACCTGCTCCGTCATCTCCGCAGGGTGCTTTTGCCGTACAAATGAAATCGGTACACTCACCGTTATAATCAAGAGCGTTTGCGCAGTATCGGCAATACTGATTTTTAGGTTGTTCCATTGTTCAACTCCTTTAGTTTTGCTTCTGCTTCTGATTTTGTAGAAAATACCTTGTCAGCACTTATAGTGAATGAACGAATTAAATCTAACGGTCTAATTTCTACATCACAAATTCCGTATGCGTTAATGTTATAATTAAGCACTTCTGCTTCTACTATCTTGTGTGTTAAAGGAACATATTGTTTTATTGTTATATAATAGACTTTATCTCCAACCTTGTAAGGCAACTCAATAATGCGTGATTTGTCTTTGAAATTGTCACATTGCCATTCAATAGTGTCATATTCTTCAGGTAAATTTTTATTATAAAATTTACACGCATCATAATGATAACAATCTTTACAAGTCATTTTTCATCACCTCATTTCAGATATTCAGGTGTTTCAAAGCTCATTTGCAATGGGTTATCGCCGACCCACCACATCATTACATCTTCAGGGCTATTCCAACTGTTATTATCAAGCCCTGCTGTCTCTCTTGCCTTAAGCATTCGCCTGAATGCTCTCAAATAATTATCACGGTACTTTGGATAACGAACGAAATCCGATTTCATACCCTTACCGCCCTGCATAGGGCAACCGATACATCCAATACGTTTCATTCCGCATTGATATAAAGGATTTGATTTACATCCATAGTGGTTAAGAAATTCCCACACATCCTCGTCAGTCCAATCAATGATAGGATTGACAAGTGTTGAGGTTGTTCTGTAGCATTGTTCAACCATTCGGCGACTTTCATCATTATCGGTGTTGAGTATTAATCCGCCTTTGGGGGTTTGCTCATATTCCGCTTGTAATTCTTCTGCAAGAGCGATTGTTGCCTTTGGCTTTCCAACAATCGTAACAAGACTTTGATTGTTGTTGCGATTATTACTCTCAGCCCAACGAACGCCTGTAACCTTAATTCGTCCTTTGCCGCCTTTTTCTTTTAACTCGTCACAGCAATAACGAATAAGCCTTGTAGGCGGTATTTTCTTTTTCTCAATCAACTGCCACATTGAGTATTGAGGAGTGACAACTTGAACATTCGGTATTGACTTGATATATCTGACTGTTTCAGGTGCGTCAACGGTTGTAAGGTTATGTACTATATCGTGTTTTACTCCTGCAAGGTCAGCAAGAATACGAATGCAGTCGCTGTCTTTACCACCGCTGAAGCACAAATAATACGGCTCATCAGCAGGCTCAAACGCTTTTAAGCGTTCTATTGCAGTGTTTATTTTTGTTTGTAATTCGCTCATGTCATCACCTCACCCTGCTGCCTGCAAAATTGTCAATAATCAATTCGTCAAGAAAGTTTAGTTGTCTCATTATCTTTCAACCTTTCTTTTAGTTCCTTTTCCGTTTCTTGGTGTATCAAGTTCATAATTGTAAGCGATGCGTTATCTTGGAGTAATTTCCAACACATACACCCTAATACGATTATAAATACAGCAAGAATAATAACTACAATTCTCATATTCTTAACCCTCAAAAGAAATCTGCGTTGATTCGGTAACAGCACCTTTGCAATTTCTTACAGCTTGTTCAAACCAAGTAGTTTTCAGTTCAACACCTATTGCTCTTCTGCCTTTTTCAAGAGCCACGTAAGCCTCCGAGCCTATGCCAAGAAACGGTGTTAATACTGTTTCATTAGGATTACTCCAAAGGTCAATAGCTCTGCGAATTACTGATAATTGCAGAGGGCATATATGTTTTTCGTCTTTATCATCCCGGCATGATTTTGATTGAAGTGTGTCTGATGGGTTTATATCCATCCAAACAGGACTTGCGTATTTCTGCCATTCACTCACAGGGAATGTATCATTTGTATGTGAAATAGGCTCAGGGTTATCACCGGGCTTACGCATCACCACCAAGTATTCAGATAAACCTTGCCTGCTCATCGCACTGTCCTTTTTGATTTGCTTATGTAACAACCCAAGTGCCTTTGTTCTTTGCATTTGCACAACAGGGTCTTTCCAAATATTAACCTCGGAATGATAATAAAAACCTGCTTTTTGAAACAGCCTAATTAAATCACCCCTAAAATCTTGAAGTCCGATAAAACCGTCTCTGCCTTTTGTTGTCGGAAGTTGCATACAATGTACTGCCATAATTCTTCCCGGCATAAGTATTCTGTATAATTCGTCAACAATAAACTTAAACTGAGTGTAAAACTCTTCCAAGTCTTTGCAGTTACCTAAATCTCTTTCGCTGTTGCTGTAAGTGTAAAGGCTTGCAAACGGCGGTGAATATATCATAAAATGTACGGAATTGCTCGGAATACCTTTTAAAACTACGGCGCTGTCACCGTTATAAAGCGCCATTCTGTCATCAACATATTGTTTTATGCACTTATCATCCATTGCGGAACACTCATCCTTTCTGTTGCTATATAGCTTTCTGTTATTTTAGTTGTGTTGTTAATTTCGGCAATCAAAATGTCTTTTGTTCTCTTCGACAGTTCATTCATAAATTTAGTAGCTTGCATTTGTTTACGCTCAATATTATCTTTAACAGCGCCCTCGGCTTTACTTGCTATCAAATAAGCATCAACAGGCTTTGTTTGACCAAAGCGCCAACACCTACGAATTGCCTGATAATACTTTTCAAAACTATCTGATAAGCCTACGAATATTTCCTTATTGCAGTTTTGCCAATTCATACCGTAACCGCATATAGACGGCTTCGAAACAAGAACACGAATATCACCGTTTGCAAAACCGAGCATTGCATCAACCTTATGCTTATCGCTGTCAGAGCCTTTAACCTCAACAGCTCCGTTGATATTTTTCTTTAATAACTCGCTTTCGGCGTTATAATCACACCATACAAGTACCTGTTCATCGGTTGAATTAGCAAGCTCGCAAGCCGCCTTAACTCTTTCATTTAGGCTGTCTTTTCTTGCTTGACTTCTCTGCTGTAATGTCTGCGTGGTTGACGGAAATAAGAGCATTTGTCCGCCGTCATCTTCAATTTCGGCATCAACGGTTACCTGATGCACAATAAGCTGAGGCAAAGAATACCTTTCGTCATAAAAACCTAATACATTAGGATTTGGCACTACTGCCGCCCACGATGCTATCCAATCCCAAAACTTCTCGACAGCATGACCTTTAAGTCGCCATTTTGAAGTATCGCCGCCATCGTGAACAAAGAATGTTGCAAGCATTTCAAAATATCCCATAATGCCTAAAAACTCGCTGTGATTGCCAAGTTCCATATAGTCATTAGGTGCAGGCGTTGCAGACCAACAGGAGCGAAACGGTGTATATTTAAACTCGTCAATTAACTGTGTTCTCACTTTTCCGATGCTATTCTTTAATATTGAGCTTTCGTCAAGCGCAACGCTGCCGAATGATTTGCAATCAAAATTATGTAATTTTTCATAATTCGTAATATTGACTGCGGTATTTTTTATATCGGCTTGAAATTCGCATATATTTACTTCAACGCCGAATTTCTCACCTTGCAGTTTTGTTTGTTCAGCAACCGCAAGCGGTGCAAGAATAAGTGAGGGTTTATTACTGTACTTTCTTGTTTCGTCAGCCCATACAAGCTGTTGAATAGTCTTACCAAGTCCGCAATCCTCAAAGGAAGCACATTTACCTTTCTTTAACCCCCACTTAACAAGCATTTTTTGCCACTCAAACATATTGCTGTTAAGTTCATCAATATTTATATCAAATCCTGCATTTACAGCCTTTAACTGCTTAGATGCAATAAATTCTTGATAATTCATAATAATTGCCCGATGTGTGTCGGTCTGATATGTAGAGGTGGAAAGTCAACGCCTACTACGCACATTGACTTTTTTTGCGTATAAAAAATAATTTGGAATTTTAAAATATCAGTATTAACGGAAAGAATAGTTGCTTGAGGTATTCCTCTACTACATATAAAAACCACATTCATAAAAGAGCCGACACCACATCGCTTTTACCTTTCTTTAAATTTCCTGAATGTAAACGCATACAAACGGCTCGCCATCTGTGTAGTATTTTCCACAGCTGCACATAACTATTTGCTTATCATCGTTATAAGCAACGCCATTTAAAGCATCGGCGATAATTTTTATAATGTTGTCAGCATCAGGCTTTTTTGTCGCATAGATTTTGTTTTTCAACATCAGTTCACGATTTTTTCTGCTTGTCCTTTTTGGAATACTGAAAAAGGCATTTATATCAAGATAAATCGGCTTATCTCCGAATGTTTTGCCTTTGGCTTCATTCTGATAACTTAAAGCAACAAGCTTTTCGTATTCAGCTGTCGACTGAGGTGTATATGTATGAGTTTTTGTAACTCTCGGTCGAGCCTTTCCTTTAGGCTCACCGTCAATAAAAAATTGAATACTGTTCATTTACTTTTTCCTTTCAATTAAAAATTTCCGGGTCTTTGACATTGCCGTCCTTAATCGCCCATTGCAAAATAGTTTTAAACGGTTCTTTGCATTCGGAGTATCGTTCTATCTTCTTGCAATACTCATTAAGTGCACAAGGACTGATAAGCGAGTATAGCTTATCGTATTCAGCAATGGTTAATACTGTACCGGGATAATATTCGGTCATTTCTTCTTCGTCATATTGCGACCAATCAAAGCTCGATTTTTCGCAAGTAAGTAAGTTAGTAAATATATCATTATTACATTCTTTCATTATTACATTCTTGTTTGTTGTTATTTGTTTGTTATTTGTTTGTTGACTGTTTGTTAGTTGATTGTTAGATTGAATATCACTAACGCTTGTAAAGTCTTGATACACCGTGTAATTAAGCACTATTATCAATGTATTTTTGTTTGTTGATTGTTTGTTGATTTCGCCTGTTTTTTCTAAATGTTTTAAAGCCGTTCTAACTTGCTGTGTAGACAGGCCGTTTCTACTTGCTATTGATGCAACAGAAGTAACAAGAGAACCTCTTTTTATAACCTGTCCGTGCCAACAGTTATCTTGATGATTTGCATTTAATAACAGGTCGATAAAAACTTTAAAAACAACAGGATTGTCATACCATTCCCAATCAGCCAACTTACGATATAATTTAATCCAGCCCTCCATAACATCAACTTTCTTTCATGTAATAACGCTTATACCTACAATGCTCTCCAAAGCGATTTATGCCGTTTTCCCATTCATCCGATATAGGATAGCCTTTTTCTCTCAATTCGCTTATACGCTTGCGTGGGTCGCCTATTCCGAGGTGTTCCTGAGCCTCTTTGACCGTTATGCTTCCGTATTCTTCAATATAACCAATAATTCTGTTTTTTTGCTTTGCTATTCTGCTCATAGTTTCACCTCTCAAAACGGTAAATCGTCGTCATCATCAACGATTTCTTCAAAGTCCGAACTGTCAGCTGTTGCATAAGTCTGCGGTGGTTGTGAAAACGCAGGATTTGTGCCTTGACTATCAGCCTTAGAACCACAGAAAGAAACTTGATTAGCAACAACTTCTACGGATTTTCTCTTGTTGCCGTCACGGTCTGTAAAATTATTTGTTTGTATAGAGCCCTCGACAGCAATCATTGAGCCTTTATGAAAATATCTGCTGACAAATTCAGCAGTCTGTCGCCAAGCAACCACGTCAATAAAATCAGCCTGTCTGTCTTGTCCTTGTGGCTGATAATTTCTGTCAACAGCCATTTGAAAACGAATAACAGAAATGCCGCTTTGACTTGATTTCAATTCAGGTTCGTATGTTAATCTGCCCATAAGGACAACGGAGTTAATCATTTGTATTTTACCTTCCAAATCTTACATAAATATTCATCAAGCTTGATGCCAAAAACCTTATATTTTTTATCAAAAGACTTTTGCCCTATCCTATGGGCCTCGGCGTGTAAGTCCCACCTTAAAGGCATTACACGCATACCGAGATGAATAATATCTTTTCTGTTTCTGCCCATACCTACTGCATCCACATGATGAAGTTGCACCTTTGCTTTTTCGCCTGTAATACAGCAAGTCTTATTTGCAAGACAGCAGTAAATATACCTTGATATATCAGGGCTTCGCTCAATTAAGTTGTCTTTAGTCGGTATTCCCTCTTCAATGCAAAATTCGATAAGGTATTCAAGAAAATCTCTCGCAACCGTCATTGAGCAATCAGAGAGTGAAAATTCTTTTTGCCCGGTTAAAGCAATATATGAATATTTCATAACCTGCTTTGTTTCATCAGGTGTATATCCTGTGTACTTTGCTATATCGTTAAAGGTTGCATAAATATGTTTACGCTGTAATGCCGATATGCTCCGTCCGTCATCAATACGGACAGAACATTCGGTTATTTGTCTTTTGTCGAGTAAGTAGGTCTTTTCAAACGGAACAATCAAGCTAAAGCTTTCATTTTCAACAATATCGGTGACATATCCGACTGCCTCATCCATAATGTCACCTATGCGAGTGGGTCGTTCTCAATATCGGCATTGCTTTCAACAACTGTTGTATCGTTCTCGCTCGGCGTTTCAACATTGCTTGGTGAAGAATTATCTTCTTCGTAGTCGCTGTCGATATAATCAACTGTACCGTCCTCATTAACAACAGCCATATCGCTGTCAAGTGCCTTTTGCATTTCAATGCTCATAATGCCCCACTTACTTATAAGCTGACGAAGCATAGTCTTTCTCGCCATGGCATCAAAGTCTTTTTCCCAAAAGGTATAGCCTGACTTTTTGCGATAACCCTTAGAATATTTAAGAGCAAAAGCCTCCATTTTGTTTCTGCTCCAATACATTGACTTGATAAAGCCGTTATGATAGCGAAACATTGCGTAGTAGCCGATTGTAGGGGTATTTTCCCTCTCTTCCTCGTCAGTTATAAGTGACACTTTAATTTCTTCATCAAGAGGGTTGTAGGACATGAGTTCGCCCTCTTTGATTTCAACTACATTAAGCCTTTCATAATAGCCCGAACGAATGGCAAGCTGAATATAACCTTTATATCCGAGCTGAAACTGCGCAATTTTACCGTTCTTAGTATCGTAAGGAACAAGATAATATTGACCGAGCTGAGGACTTGGTGAAAGGTTAAGTGTTTCGCCAAGCAAAGCAGCTGTGATAATTGAATTAGCATCACATTCCTGTAATGCAGGGTTAATTGCAACAGCCGAAGAGATTGCCGCAATAAACCTTTCTGCCTTTTTAGGGTTGCCGAGAGTATTGTTGATAAGTGCCTTATATTTATCTTCTTGAATAGCTACGCTAAACTTTTTCTTAGTCTTAACAAGTGAATTTGCCATTATTATTCTCCTTTCGGTACATTGCCGTATCTGATATTATATTGTGTTGTAAGTGCTTTCATAGCCTTGCGAAATTCCTCGGTTGTGTCATAAAAACGAACATCAATAGTTTTAGTTGCCTGCTGATTAATTACTTGTTTTGGTGGTTGAGGAAGCTGTTCCTGCACCGTTTCAGCCGTCGAAGCTATTTCTTCCTTTGTCGGCTCACTTTTATTCATTTTTTTGAGGGCATTTTGCCTTTCTTCAAATTCGTGCTTCTTTTGAAGAGCTGCCGACATATCAAGCGTTTCAATATAGGCATCAAGCATTTGCTCCTCGCATTCAAGTTTCATTGCCTTAATAACCTTGATGTCATTCTCAAACTTAAACACCTTATCTCTTATTTCCTGTTTGATTGTTTCAAGCTTACAGGTCTTGTTTTGCCATTTATTTGGTATAACTTTTTCAAGTTTGAGTACCTCGTAATAGTCAGGAAATTCTTCAACATAAAAGCTTGCAATTTCTTTTAGCTTTTCATCAACCTCTTTCTTTTCAAAGTCCTTAACCTGCGTATCAATGTTATTTACGCCTTTGTCAATAATTTCAACAAGTTCTTTGACTTGTTTTTCAAAGTTTTCAAGCGGTGAGATGTACTCTCTTTTCACCTCAACCTTTTTGTCATTTAAAGCCTTTTTTAGCTTATTAAGCGTTGCCTTGTCACTCTTTGCAGACTTTAAATCATCCTCGGTTACTGCAAGAGTTTCATAAGGCTTAATTTTTTCGGAAAGTTCAGCCTTTAACTCCTCAAAATTGAATACAATAGCATTTGGTATTGACTGTTTAATGTCAGTAGATAAATTAAATTCCATAATGTTTTCCTTTCATATTTCAGGTAATATTAAATTTGGTGATTTTCGAGTTTGAACGCAATTCCAAAACTCTTTTTCTTTATGTAACAGATATTCCATATCTGCCTTAATCTGCTCATTGTCACGCTCAAAGAAATAATCTCTTACCGTATGGCGTAGCTCTGTACCTTTGTAATAACGAATATCGGCACGTAATATTGCGAAATCGTATCCTGTTGCAAGAAATTGATGTAAAATTTGCGTGTAGTAATAATCAGGTACTTGTCCGTTCCAATGCTCCCATTGGCTTGATTGCTGAATGGTAGTTGTTTTAATTTCAAGTACGCCGTTTTTATTACCACCGATAATGTGACCGTCTAATGTCGCAAAAAGCCATGGCTCATTCGGTCTGTTAGCAATCATTCCAAATTCGTCATATTCAACCATGTAACCCGGATAATCAAGCTCAAACAATCCTCTTACAAGTTCTTCAGCTTTTTTGCCATACATAACGCAATCTTTATCGCCTATATCCTCAGGCTCTCGCTGTCCTGTTTTTTCTTGCCACAGTTCAACATTCGTTTTCCAAGGATTTACGCCGATGATACAGCTTGCCTCGCTTGCACCTATTCCCTTTTTGCGTTCTTTGAGCCACTCCTCACGATTTGTAGTTTTTTTCATATGTACCCTCTGCAATGCTTAAACACGCATACCAACCGCTTTGTCTATCATCAAATATACAGTTATCAAATTCGCTGTATTCATCAATAAACGGCTCTGTGTACTCTTGTTTAGCTTCTTTTTCTTCAAGGTCGATTGCGAGCAGAAGAAATGCAATAATAATCATAATAAAGCCACAAAGCATTAGAACAGTTGTTATGAGCTGAATTAAAATATCAGTATCATCAACGATAAAACCAAGCATATATAAAGCACTGCCAACAATGCCGAAAAATATTCTTTTATTTTTATTCATCAAAATGCGCTCCTCTCAACATATTGTGGTGATAATAACAAGCTTGCATTGTATCGCCTTATCATGTCATCACAGGTATCGGTTTCCTTTTTCTGCGTTAAGCAGTGGTTACGCAGTGGACAATAATTACATCTTTCCATCTTCGTCCTCCTCGACAGGCTGAATACCTGTAACTTCAAAAAATTTATTTCTGTTGATATAGAAATTCCATCTGCCATTACTGCAAACAGCACGACCGAATTCTAATCGTCCGTCAATAATGCCCTGTCGAATAAAGCATGGGTTTTTATGCATCAGCTTTGCCGCCTCTGCTATTTTCATTGTTTCTGTGTTTTTGTACTTTGACATACTTAATCACTCCTTGATTTTTATTTTCAAGTGTGATACAATCAATTTGCTAAGGGTGTATCACACCTTGCCGGCTGTGTTTTTATGCAGTCGGCTTTTTTCATTTAACAGATTCGTAATTAAAGCACCAATTAAAATACGGATGCTTAATATCAATGTTGTTTTCATTGCAATGGTTTACCGCTCTGTTAAAATGAATGCAATATTTACAGCATTTAATTTCTTCGTCCATAACGCACCTCGTAACATCTAATCACCTCAAATCCTTGTTGTTGGCTGTTTGTCAACTTTCTAATTAAAAAAATAAGCATCTTTTTCGTTTTCAATGCCTAAAATTTTACTCAAAAGTTGTATTTCACTTCCCTTAAATTCAGTTTTACCATTAATCTTATAATTAAGAGAAGTCGGCGAAATGCCCAGACATTCAGCAATCTTCTTTTTTTCAATGTTTTTTTCAATAATTTTCGCTTTCAACATATTAACATTGACCATCAATATACACCTCCAATCTTTTTGTTGGCTGTCTGTCAACATACTCAATATAGCACATAGTTGACTTCAAGTCAACAATTTTTTTGAATTTTTTTCAAATTTATTGACATTTAGTCAACATTGTGCTATATTGATGACAAAGGAAGTGATTGA